TTCGGATCAAAACCTTCCGCCTGCACCGTCTCGCTAAATGTCCGGCGGCCGATCGCCTCCATTTCGGCGCCAATGCCGCGCCCGCCGCGGCCAAATACGCTGACGGCGCCAGCGCCGAAGTCTTGCAGGATGTTGCCGACATCGAGAGTTGAACCGCTATTAGCCCGTTGCACCTGCGCTTCCAGCGCGGCCAATCTGTCGACGTCATCACGCGCCACCGCGGCATTCTCTGGGACAGCCATGAAGCCCGCCAGCGCAGAGGAATTGCGCAGCGTGGCAGAAAGGCGGTTGTTCAGCTCGGCCGCTGTCAGCGCCTCACGGTTCGCACTCGCAAACTCAAAGGACGTGTTGAACTCGGAGGCTACCCGCCGAGCTTGCGCCGCCTCGTCAGGTCGCACCTGCTCAGTCGCGAACAGCGCCGCATTTGCGTTGGCCGCGTCTTCTTGACGGAAGCGGTCGGCCAGCTCTCCAAACGCAGGAGACTGCTGCTCATCTTCATCGCGGAACTGCTGTGCAAGGCGGGTCAGGTCGCTCACTGGTTTTGTTCTCTCATAGCTCTGATAATTTCGGTCATGCGAGACGGCGAAGGCGCAATGCCGTTTTCGTCAAACCATGCGATCGCTTCGCTGTAATAGCCCGCGGCCGCATCCTCGGGAATAGTACCCTCTGGAAATGCGTCGATCACAGCGCGGGCGTAATCATCCGGCACGCCCTCAATCTCGAACTCAGTCTCGAATACGCGACCAGACTGCTTGTCGAACCAACCAGGGCCGTCAACCACGACTTCGCGTGCCAGGTTGTTGATGACATCTTGACGCTCTACAGCATTCAATCGACGACCGGCTTCGCTTTCGGCTTCTGTGATGTCACGCTGGACCTGCTGGTAAAACAGATTGCGGTCCTCGTCGCTTGTGATGTTGGCGTTCTCAGCCGCGCGGTTGACCTGCCCGGTAAACGACAGCTCCGTGCCGCGGTTGGCCGTGTCGCCATTGCGTGCGCTGCGCACCCACCCCTCGACGCGCCGATAATCACTTTCGTTCAGATGGCCGCGAGCCTCGGTGAGGTCCACGTCCGCCAAAGCGGCGTTGTCCATCCCGGCATACCTAGAGTATTGCGCAACGTCCGTGACGATTGGATGGCCCTGCTCTACGCGGCGCATCGTGTTCACAAAATCGTCCGGCAGTGCCTTTAAAAGCAACGGGGGCAAATCATCCAAAGCCACGCCCGAGTCAAGCGCAGCAAGCGCGTCATTCGCCGCGCTCTCCCGCGTCTGCGTGTCGAAACGGCGCTGGTCCACATAGCGCGCCTGCACGCGCTGCACCACCAAATCCCGTTCCTCCGGGTCATCAATCTGACGCGCCAAGCGAAGCGCCTCGCGCTCGTCCAAGCCTTGAGCCATGATGTCGTCGGCCGCCCGTTGGCTACGCCCGCGCATGTCGCCCTCGCGCACCAGCTCACGAGCGGCTACCGCGTGGTCAGGGCGCATGTTGTCGCCATACCGCTCCATCAAGTCCGCGGCGCGTCCAGGTTCGCCGCTATCAACCGCAGCCGTTACAGCGCCTTGCATATATGAACTGAAAGAGTTTTCAAGCGCCGCATTGACCTGCTCTTGGGTCATGCCTTGGGCGCGAGCACGCGCAACAACCACGCTCCGCAGGCGCGTCAAGTCCTCGCCCATCGCGTCATCATTGGCCCAGTTGGTCATCCCGTTGAGAAGCTCTTGCTCCTCTCGCAATGCCATTGTCTCGTTCATCACCGTGTTGCGCTCTCCGGCCGCATGGCGGGATGCGTTCGTCAGGGTGCGCTCGCGAAGCTGCGATGCCTGCCGGTTGTAGAGCTCGCGCTGGCGATTGTTTAGCGTGTCGCCAATGCGGCCTTCCATCTCCTGCAAGGACTGCTCGAACGGTTCGTACCCGTCGACAGCGTTCTGCCCCTGCTGGGTCAGGAAGCCGCCCTCGCCAATCGTGGCCTCGCGGGTTTGGGACTGCAGCTCTGCATATGCCTTTTCAGCCGCAATGATGTCGTCCTGCTCGCGCATGTCCGCCATGCGGGCCGCGACATCGCCAACAGCCTGACCGGCGGCCGCAAACGCACTAGCCTGCGCCCCACCAAAAGCGTCGATCGGGGCGCTGATGTTCTGCTGGACACCAGAGACGGCGCGAACTTGGCGCTCAAGATTGTATCGCGGGACGCGAGCCACTAGCTATCCCTCCACTGTCCGTAAGCATCGGCGGCACCAGACAGCAACGTGCTGCCCGCCTGCACCGTTGAAGCTTGCGCGCGAGCCCGGCCTGCTGCCTGCGCCAAGGCGCCTTCCGCAAGCGCGTTCTGACCGCGGAACTCATGCGCGATTGCCTCGCGCTCTGCGTTCTGCCGAATAATAAGCGCGTCAGTCTCGCCCTCGACAAATGTTCCCACAATGGTGTCGAGCGGCGAACCAGAAGAAGACTCAAGACCGCCCGCGGCGAAGGCCACCCGCTGAGACGCAGCCAAGCGCTGCACCTTCTGGCGATGGCGTGCTTCTTCCAGCTCGCCTCGCTTGCGTGCGTCCGCCGCCAGCCGATCGCTCATAACCTTGTTGTTGCGAGCCACCTGCATTTGGTACTCGCCCTGGGCCTGCGCAGCCTGCCCAGCCCGGGCCATACCAAAGGCCGACAAGGCGGTCGACGCGGCCATCATGATCGTTACTGGTTCACACATTCTGCCTCTCCCATACGAAACGATGGAATTCCATATCAAATGGGCCGTAAGGTTCTGGGTCTTTTATACTAAAGCCCAGCCACTTTAGCCAGCGTATCGACAGCTTATTTCTTACGTCCACGAAGTTTTCCATGCGGTAGTATTCTTTTTTGAACGTCTCGATTACGTCCCTAGAGGCGCGCAAGAGTATTTTCTTGTTCTGCTCAAGTTTCTTCGAGCCCAGCATCCACGGGCTCACAAAGGGCGTCATAACAGATCCGCCTGCGACACCAAAAATAGCCACAGGCTCGTCGTCGATGAAAGCTGTGTAAACCTCCTGAGAGTTCCGCACGGCATATTCCAGAGCCTCCCGCGGGGAGTGATCGTGAGACGCGCGGACCTCTTGCTCGTCAGCCTCGCGCATGTGGCGCGCTACCCAAACGATGTCTTCCATGTTCGTGATGTCATAACTAACGTTCAACATTCATCTCCGGCATAAGCGACAGCACTGTGATCGGCAGGGGATCGCGCTGCTGGATAGCCACACGTCCCTGCAGCCCCCAAGAGCCCGCTGGCAAAATCTCCACCACACCCGTTTTAAGTGCCACGGGGGCAGTGTAGAACTCATTCTCGCGCTGCTTCAGCTCGTAAGCCTCGTCACCGCTCACTTTCTCCAGGCTCTCGGCCACCCACATGCCGCGCGTTTCTTCAACGAAAGCTGCGAGCGAGCCGACCTTACGCCGCCTTGCCTGCAGCGCGCCACCCTCGATCGGGGCGTTGAGATCCAGCGTTTCAATGTCGGCTGTGTAACCCAGCCCCGCTGTAATGCGGGAGCCGTAGTTCTGCAACGACGCCGTTCCGTTGGTCACGGTCGTGGCTGGCTCAACGTTGCCGTTTGACAGCACGGACAGCGTTTTGCCTTCCAGGTGCCACAGCCCCCCGATCGAGTTGACCGCCTTCCGCGCCTCGCCGCCGCTTGTGTACGCTGTGTAACCCGTCCCGTCGACATCGTTGCCCGTGTACTGGTTCGTCAGCTCGACAGTGTTGGCGGTCACGTTCGCGACCTTGAACCGCGTGTCGTTCAGCTCGGTCATCCCGGCCAAGCCTTCCACGTCGATGAAATCGCCGTTCGCCAAGCCATGCCCCGTAATCGTCAGCACGACAGGATCGGCCTGCGTGGCGCCGGATATTGTGAGCGGATTGTTCAACGTCAGGCCGCTGTCCACGAAGAACGCCTCGCGCTGGTCCGTGAAGAAGCGGCTTTCCATGCGTTCGATGTAACGAACGCTTTCGCCGTTCACAGTGCGCTTCACGACGAAGTAGGTGACGTCTTCACTTCCCTCGCCGACAGAAGCGGCATTCTCAAACGTGCCGTCTGTGTCGTGCTGGTGCCAGCCCCACACGTCATGCTCGCGCATGTAGGTCAGCCCCAGCAAAGCGCCATCGCTGCGCACAGCCCAAACCAAAGAGTTGGGAACGCGAGCGTAGGTCCAGTCGCGGATCGTGTAGCCCTCGAACAGGTGGCGGGACATCACGGACAAGTCGCTGCCGTTGTAGGCGTCATCCTCGAACCGATAGCCCAAATCGCGGACGTTTTGCCCCTTGTCCTGCACGAACAAAACCGTGGAGCCGATTACGATCGGCGGTATGTCGGCCGAACCATCCTCAGACTGCAACTTCACACGAGCCTGGGACGGCGTGATCGGGTCTCCGCTATTGCCTCCAGACACCTGCCAAACCGCGCCGCTGGTCAGGAGCAACAGATCGTTGAGCGGGATCATGTGCCGGATGGCGTTCACCTGCCGCGCGTTTACGGTCAGCGTGACAGACTGGTCGTCTCGCGGCGGAATGGACACGTCATAGTTTTCATAGTTGGACGTCTGGCTCATCCACAATGTCTGCGGCTCCGCGGTGCTGTTCGCGAACACGAGACGGTCCTCAAAGAAAGTCGTCGTGGACGGATAGTTTGAGTCAGCAAACGGATTGCGCGATTCAGGCGGTGTGCGCCCCGTGGTCGGCGTAATGTTGTTGTCATCGAACGTCAGGCCCGTGGTGTCGCCAATATATTCGTAAACGTCCGTGGCCGTCTTCTTGTAAATGTTGTAATCCGTGGCGCCCGTTACCGTGCCCCAAGTCAGGCGGATCTTGCTGCCCGCTGTCCACACCAGGTTTCGTGACGCCGTGATTTCATTCGACACGCCGCCTTCTTCGCCGTTCGTCGAGTCGACGGCGGTCACAACGTACTTTTCCGTGATTACGCCATCAGGGTAAGTTCCAGGATTGCCGATCGAGTCAAGCCAGCGCGCAAGCGTGATCGTTGTCTTGCCGATCGAAACCTCAAAGCTGAGGCCGTCCAAGCTCCAGCTCGTGTCGCCCGTTCGACTAAGGCGCTTTTGCTCGTGGCTGGGATGTGTCAAGTAAAGCACGTCTGCGGACTGCACAAACTTCAAATTCTGCGCTTCGGCCGCGCTGTAGGGCGTGGCAATCTCATAAACACGAGAACCCGTGCCGCCGGTCGTGTATGCGTCGTAACCCGTGCTGTCGACACCTGAAAGCTCGAACGTGTTTGCGGTGGTGTTTGCAATCTCAAACCAGCGCCCGTTGAGCTGCGTCATGCCTTCGACGCCAGCAATGTAAACCCAGTCGCCGTTGCTGTAGCTGTGCCCCGTGATCGTCACCACGCACGGGTTTGCCTGGGTGGCGCCCGTGATATTCTGCGCGCTCTCAAGAACCTGCCCGCCATCCTTGATGACGCGCATATACTGGTCGCCAAACTCCAAGACGTATGTTTGCTCGGTGGAGAACGAGAACGGGATCAGGCGAACTTCGTCGGCGTAATCCTTGACCGGGCACACAAATCGCAAGCCCGCACGGTTGCTCACGCCGCCATGCGCGCGGACAAAGAAGTTGCGGCAGGTGCGCAGCCCGTTCTGGTAACGCTGGAGGTCGACGCGGCCGTACAGGGAGGGTGAAATCTCGCCGCCCGTAAATGAGGTTTGCTGGAGCGTGGACTTGATTGACATTACGCCCTCGCTGCGATGTGTCCGGCTTCCCAAGCGTCGTTGTCTTCGATGCCTTCGTTATTGCTCAGGGTGCGAGCAGAGGCCATCGTGCTTTGGAAAAGTGTCTGCATATCGGCCGCCAGTGTTTTGGAGTTTGCGATCGGCATGGCCAGCTTGACGGCCATCGCATAAGAGAGCGCGTTCGCAAACGAATCGTCGAACACGGTCGGGTCAGACACTTCGGCCGTGTAGCAAAGCACCGCGGTGTCCTGGTTGGTGTAGATCAGCTTCGATGCGCCATCGCTTGCGAGCCCAAGCTGGAACGCGATCGCCCGGTTTGCGTTGCGAGAGGACGCATCCACAATAAACCGCGCCTTGAGGCAGTCGTTCGGGTAGGCGTATGCCTTCTCCCAAATCGCCGGGGGCGTGTCCGAGTGTTCGGCCATCGTGATGTACTTGGTCGCGAAACCCCAGTGATGGGCGCGCAGAACCTCGTCGCGCGTGTCCTCATAGAACAGCTTGCACTGCTTGGCCTCCGCACTCGCCTCGTCCAGGGATTGAATGTTGGAATGGTTGCCTAAGTGCCCAAGGGCCTGGTTACAAATTGATACGTCGGAGCGGGCCATGTTTCACCTTACGGTACGTCGTTCACAATGTCAGCGGCGGTCATGTTATACATAACGAACGTGGCCGTGCCGATGTTGTCCTGAATATTCGGGTATGTGTCGCCGTCGCCCATTCTCCACCAGTGATCCGGCGGCGTACCTAACGCGCTCAGGTCATGCGGCGTGCCGCTGTTGTAAATCGACGCGACGTTCGCGGACTGGTCCGAGCCCCAGATAGCGATTTCATCCACAAGGCAGTCGCGCATATAGTTGCCGCCCGAATAGCGACCGACGCGCAGATTGTCGGCATCAATGCCCCCGGACCACCCATAGTTTGAGTGTGACCAAGTTCCTGCGCTTGTTACGTCTACCCCGTCAATGAACACGGTAAACCGGCTGTAGTAGTCGTTGATCGAACCGCTCGAACTTCCTGTTGTGCCGCCGTCATAGCAGACCATTGCGTGCTTCCACGTGCCAGCCGGTAGCGCATTGCTCGCCGCCTCCCATCGCAGATAGTTATTCTGTGATCCGTAATGGAAACGGAGCGTGTCAGAGCCGCCAAGAAAGCGCAGATACAGATGGCCAGCGTTAGTGACGTCGTTGTCGCCAAAATAGAAGATGGTCTGGCTGTTGTTGCTGGCCGTTCCGCCCTTGAAGTATTTTGCAATCGTCCAAGCATCGCTAGACCCGGAGCCGTTACCCGAGCGCCCCAATTCTGCGTCGAGTAAAGCGGCATTCGCGCCAAGCCAATCTTGATTTTCAAAGTCGATTGACTTTGTGTTAGCAAAGCTAGACGTGACGGTAATGGTTAGCGTTTCAGTGTTTTGGCCATAGTAATTTGTGGCCGTCATGGTCGGGGTATAGACGCCCACGCCGCCCGTAATCGTGCCGATCAGCTTCCGGTGATTGCCGTTCTGGATGGACAGCCCAGCCGGGATGTTTGACCACTCATAGCCGACGCCATTGGTGGCTACCAGCTCGTAGTTTACCGGATCGCCATCGCTAACCGTGATTGCCGTTGATGATGTAATTACCGGCGCAACACCGCCCGTGCCGCCTGTTTGCCGCAGAATGGCATTCAGCGCGTTACACGTTGAAACCTCATCGCCCCCAAGCGCATTGCCGTCCTCATCTACAAAATCCCCAAATGGAACCTCGAAAAGCTCCGTGAAGTCTGAGCTGTCCGTTGACTTGGGCGGATTGAGGATTGAGCAAGTGCCGTCCCCGTTACCAATGGCCCGCAATTCGTTATTGAAGCGCATACCGCCCGCGCCATCAGAACCGACTTCGATGATAACCGCGTTCGCGTCGTCGTCTCGGAATACCTTAACCGCCATTATTATATCTCACCACTTCGATAACAGAGCCCGCATTGTTTAGCGTGGCAGCGCCAGAACACTTAACCTGCAAGCCGATCGGGTTATCCCGCGTGTTCGCATCGCCCATGTAAATGCTATCAATGCGCAAAGAGAAGCGATAACCCACGCCCGCGCCACGGTCCAGGCGGCCAAGCTGTTGCTCTAGCGTGTACGCGCTCCCGCCCGCTCCCAGCGTATAGCGGAAGTCAAGCGAGGTGTTGTTAGTTTGCGGCGTTACCGTGAAGTCATTTCGGATCAGGATGAAGTCGCCAAGCGTCAGCTCACTTGGATCAATCGCGCCCGTGCTAACGTCCATCAGCTCAGTGATGCCGTGAGGCGGGTATGCCTTGTTAGTGAACGCGCCCAGCCCGTTATTGGGGATGGTCGTCCATGTGTCGGCAGTCATGCTAACGTCGCCGGTCGTATCGTTGTAGTCCATCCACCCGGCATTTGTGCCCGGCTGAATATCGACCTCGCGACACCAGAGCCCGTCAATGCGCTCCTCGCTCTGGAATACATTCTCCCCGTAACGCACACGAACCGACCCGTCCGTATTAGGGCCGCCCTTGGCGTAAATCCAATCCGTAAGGGCATTAGAGCCCGAAACAAAAGACATGCCTGCCCTCCGGCCGTGTTAGGGAAAAGCAGGGGGCCGAAGCCCCCTACCCATTAGTCTTTTTTCGGCGCGGCTTTTTCGCCACGCGGAGCCTTGGGACCTTCCATCCAAGAACCGATTTCGTCCTTGGACTGGACCACAAACTCCTCACCGGGCTCGCGGAGCTTCCCGTAGAAGCCCCGCGCCTTGGCTTTGACCTTAACGGTCATCTTGGTTGCCCATCGTGATGCCAGCCGTGAACTTGCCCGCAGTCAGCGGACCAGTGGTCACGGTGTAGTAGACACGCATGTAACGCTCGTCGATACCTTTCGGGAGGTATTGAACGTTCCATTGCCAGCCAGCAACCAGATCAGCTTTGCCGACAGCCGCGGACTGAGCCACGACTTTGGCAGAGGAGAACGAATCGTTGTCGTCGACTTCGATCGCGAACTGAACCGTAGCCGCGCCAGCAGCGGTGGCCGCCTCGGTGGCTTGGATCAGGAAGTTGATCGGAGCACCACGGCCCAGATCACGCTCCAGAGCTGCAGCGGCGCCGTAGACGGTGCCCATAGCGCCCAGGTCGATCAGATTGGTAGACGCGGCGGAAGCCGTGACTGCCTGATCGTCGGAGAGCAGCAGGTTTTCAGAGAAAATAGCCATTATCGTGTCCCTCCTTAGACTACGCGGGCTTCGGTGTTGAGCAGCGCATCCGTCTCATAGATCGGGATACCGCGATAAGACATGACCTCCTGGCCCTGAATTTCCATCGGCTTCAGGCGGATAAAGTTATCCGAAGCGCCACCGTTGGAACCCAGTGCGTCGAGAGCTTCCAGAACGTCGCGGTTACAGTACATGACCGTGCCGCCCTTGTTCTCGCCCGTGATCGCACGACGCTTCTGCAGCTTGTAGTAAGCCTTGCGCAGGAAGTGGTACAGGTCGTTGCCAGAACCGTCGATGTTGGTCGGGTCAGCCTGCAGGTTGCTCACGTCGATATTGGCAACGCGGGAGTTGTAGCGCCAGTCTTTGACGTACAGGCCAATGTTCCAGCGCCAGCAGTCTTCCATAACGTAGTACGGATTGCCGTCAGCGTCGGTAACGCGCTGCTCACCCTTGTCGTCGTGCTTGACGCCAGCCTGGGTGCCTTCCGGGTACAGCAGGCCGGTGGTGTCTTCGCCCCACGTCACCATCCAGATGGAGGTGTTGTCGGAACCAGTGCCGCCAGCGTCGACAATCTGGTTGCCAGCTTGGCCGCCACCGAGGGAGCCGTAACGCGCCGCGAGGCCCGTGAACTTCTCCGGGTCGGTTTTCTGGTCGTGGTAGAAGATACCAGAAGCGATTTCCTGGTTCATGGCTTCCATGAACGGCTTGGCTTCGGACAGGCGCAGAGCGTTGCCGTTGTTGCCAGCCAGCTCAAGCAGGCGGGTGTCCACCTGAGAGGAAGCCTCCACGAAGCCCGTTACGTCCTCGACCTGTTGGGTGTTGGACTTGGACTGAGCGACGCCCTTGTAGAGCTTGCCCCAAGACACGGACGGGAGGCCCGTGCGAATGGCGTGGCGATGCTTGGTGCCATCGTTACACTCACGCGCAACGGCGTGGCGAACGACTTCGTTCTCTTGCATGAGAACTTCGATGATGTCCGCAATGGAACCATCGGGATCTTGGCGACGGTAGATATCGACAAGATCGAGGTACGTATTAGAGAGAGTGGCCATGAGTTAGGTCCTCCGTTACTGGCCGCGATTACCATAGAGCTTGTCTTCAATGGACTGCTCGATTTTGCCCGCAGGCTTGCCATCGAAACTGTCCTCAGACGTGCTCTCACCGACGCGCTTGAAGAACGCAACCACGGCCGGGTGAGACCCCAGACCAGTCGAGTTCAACACGTTTGCAACCTCACCGTCAGTATCGAAACGCTTGAGACCTGCAATAGCGACACCAATGTCTTCTTGCGACATGGCTTTTTGCGTCTCTGCAGTCCAAGTCTCCACCTGTGCGGTGTGGCTTTCTGCCATTGCTTCAGCTTGCTTCCCCGCCATCTCGGCATAGGCAGAAACGAGTTTCTGCGCCTGCCCCTGATCGAGGTTCAGCTCCTTGAAGATTGGCGTAGCCGCCTCAAGAGCGGCCGAGTCAACGTCAAAGCCTTCCGGCATCTCGAAGTCAGAATAAGACTCCGGGGCGCCCTGGGGCTCGTCAGTTGCGATTTCCTCACCTTCAGACGGCGCGTCGTCGCCCTCGGTGAGAACCGTTGAGGTCGGCTCGGTGGAGTTCGCCTCTACGGCTTCAGTGATGTCACCAGCTTCCGCGTCGGTTGTTTCGGTAGCGGCCAGTTCGGTTTCGTCACTCATCTTCAAAAATTCCTTTTTCGTCCATCTTGCCAGCAGCGTTGGCTATTCTGTAATCCTGCAAGCCGGAGCACTCCTCCAGCATTTTGAAATACAATTCCGGGACACCTTGTGCGTCCCGCGCCAGTGCCAGACCAACAGCACGAGCACCTTCTCGATAGCACGTAATACTGTTGTTGTTACTAAACGTCGTTGCGTAAATACCACACTTGTTGATGATATGCCACAGCAAACGTCGTCCGTGTTGAGTTTTCAGCACGTCTTCTAGGTCGTGCATGTATTGGCCGTGTGCGTCCTCGCCTTTCACTAGACGCCTCCCAGCAATCTATCCAGCGCCGTGCCGCCGTCCGTGACCTTGGTTTCGCTCAGAACCTTGGCGGACTGGACAGCCGGTTGAGCAATCGCCATCGCCTGCTGCGCCTGCTCCTGCTGCGCACGCGAAGCCCGCAGCGCCTCGACGTCCTCGTCAGAGCGCACCAGCGATTGCGGAACGCCTTGAATGGAAGCGTATTCGTCGACGGCCTGGTCAAAGTCGATTTTGTCCAGAACGGTCGGGTTTACTGCAGCCAGGTTGCCCGCGAAGCCGACCGTGCGCTCGATAGCGTTGACGCCTACGCTCTGCTGCGCCTGCGCAAGCATGGACACGTACTCCACGCGCAGCTCCATCCCTTGAATTTCTTCCGGCGGTGGCGGCAGAACGTCGATTTCCGGGCGCGTCATAATCGAGAACGTCCGGTCGATCAGCGGGTCGAACAGCTCGGACTGCATGCGCTGCAGCGTCGGACCAAGCATGAGGAGCTTTTCTTCGTGCCGCTCTTGGATCTCGCGCGCCGTAATCTCGCGCCGGTCAAGCATGGAGATGGCGCGGAACAGATCGACGAAATAACTTTCCTTGATGCGTTGCTGGACTTCGCGAATATCCTCTTTCAGGTCGCCAATGCGCGGGTCAACGGCGTAAGCCGGGCGCAGTTGCGTCCCGCCCGTCACCTCGTCCACATACGTCATGCCGCCCGGCAACAGGTTGACCGGGCGCTTTTGCATGGCAGACGGCGCAACCATCGGCGGCTTGACCATCTTGTCGATCGCCTCGGCCTTGCGGCGCTGCTCGTGTTGCAGTTGCTTTGTGCCGCCCAAGGCCAGCATGCCGGGGCAGTCCACGCCGTAGCTGTCCGTTTGAGACGCATACCAGCGCGGCGCCATGATCGGGAATTCCTCGAAGCCGCGTTGCTCCAAGAATGCCCCGCCGCTCTCGCCTTCCTCGAACCACACAGACCGGAACGGCATGTTCTGCGCGTCCTTGTATCCGCGAATGCGCGTATCGTTCGGCTCGATTGCCTGAATGACGGGAATGGCCTCGTCAGCGTCGCCGCAGTCCCACATATTGCCGACCGTGCGGCTCACATTGTCCCGGCCAAACTTCTTGACCAGTTGCCCGACCGTCATGGTCGTGCGGCGATAGAACGTGTCGACCAGGCCCCACTCATTCGTGGCAACCCAGTATTCACCCAGATTGAACGGGCGGCACCAGATCATAGTCTCGGGCCGGTGATTTACGCCCATTGCCGCAGTGCCAAACGTGCCCACATCGTCGTAAACATTCGGCAGCGCTTGGTAGAGATTGGACTTTGAGAAAGCCAGCAACATGCGGCGCTCGACGGTTTCAAGCCATTCCTTGACCGCCTTGAACTCGTTCAGGTCTTTGTCATTGGTGCCGAGCTTGAACCACGGGCGCGCTGGGGAGGTCAGGCCAGCCATCATCCCAGAAACAAAATCACGCCGGGCGAGCAGCGTGGTTTCGTCGACAATCTTGCCGTACTTCTTGCCCCCATCGTTCCGGTCGGACGTGAACAGGCGCAGCTTCGCAGGCGCGATATAGTCCGCGATGTCTTCCCAGTGCGACTCGAAGTCAGTCCGCTCAGTCTTGAGCGCGGACAGGCGACGACGCCAGGGCGTAGTGTGTTTCGGGTTATCCGCCACCGAGCAACGTAGCTCCCGTAGTGTTGCCGCCGCCTAGCTGATTCGCTTGCGTCAGGATCGTGCCGCGGCGACCAGAGCGCGAGCGTTGACGCTGACGCGCTTGCACCTCAACGGACGAATCAACGCCCGGTGCCTTCGGCGGTTCGGGAATAGTTGGCGGCGGTGGCGGTGCTGGCATGCGGGGCTTGGAGCACATACGGTTGCGACCTCATAGCAATATCGAGTTGCCTTGATATCACAAGTGTGTCGTCGCTGCAACAGTGCTTAGATGTCCTGGCGCTCAGGCTCGGGAACGCGAACGCATGCAAGGCCAAACCCGACCGGCGGCTCGCCCCGCTCCTCGACTAGCTGGGTGGCGAACAGCGCGCAAGCCTCAAAGTCTGTGAACGCTTCAGGCCGCTCGACCATTTCGCCATTCACGAAGAATATGATTAGTAGCTTCCACATGTGGCGAATATATCACAGCGTTGTTGTGACCTCAAGCGAACGGGTCGTATTCGGTTTCGACACTCGCGCGGTTATGCATGTCTTCGCGGTATGTCTTGCTGATAGGCACCGCGAATGTCAGGGCTAGAGCGTCGGCCCGGTCAGGAGACGACAGTCCGCGCTTCTTCATGTCGTCTTTTTTCTCTAGCTGGAGTTGGTGCTTTTCCGTGAACCCGTATTCGCGGCCCGTGAGATCCGCCACCAGGTCGCGATCATCCGGCAGGCATAGGCCGTCAGCGATCATCGCCTTCATACCCGCCCACATTTCAGCGTTCTTGTTGCGGTACTTGTCCGAGCGTGTGGCCTGCCCGCCCCCGTTGACGTCGTGGACCGGATAGCCCAGCTCGCGCAGCCGGTCGACCACGCCGCCGCCTACGCCCACGCCGTCCACGATAACCGCATCGACCGCATGGCCGAGCGTGCGGAATTCATCCATGTATTCGATAACCCGGTGCACCGTGTCCATCGTGGACTGCTTCGGATAGACCTTGGCCGGGAAAGACTTCGCGTCCCGCCCGATGCGCGGCTGAATCACCGTGTTGTCGTCACCATAGCGAGCCACGTCCACGCCCAGGATAACAGGCGCCGACCAATCGGCCGGGTTGGGAGTGTCGCGAGCAATCGCCGCTTCTACATCGCTTGTTGGGATGAATTGCAAATCGCCCGCGCTGGGGAACAGACCACGGACACGCACGCGGCAATAGTCCGAATCCTCGCCCCAGTCCTCTATCATCTGATCTAGTAGTTTCTTGTTGGTGCCCTGCACGCTCCGAGAGTCAATCTGCACGTTTGCCCAGCGATGGCGCTGGCGGTTGAAGCACTCGAAGAAACGGCCAGAGTTCCGCGTCGGGTTGCCGAACACGAAGCGCATGGGCTCGCCGTCAGTCAGGCCACCGTCAGAGACTTCCCAGATTTTGTCAGGAACCGCCGACGCCTCATCGAAAATATAGAACGGGGTGGAGTTCGCAGCGTGCAGCCCGGCGAAGCTCTCCGAATTCTCCTCACGGCATGTCTGCGCATCCACGCGCCAGGTCTCTGGATGGCTCTTGCTCACAAGCGAGAGATTGCCCTTGCCGGTGTTAAAGTCGAACCAGTGCGCCGTCACGCTCATTCGCAGCCACTTGCCCAGTTCGCCCCAGGTTTTAGTCCGCAGCTGGTCTGAC